ACCATAATAGGCTTTGCATTTTGTCTTCTCTCTTTGCCCCAGGAATCCTAACGGGTTGGCTGGGTTTGAATGTTGCAGGATCGCATCCTAACGGAATAAGAAAAGCTTTTAACTGTTCCACCCATTCATTCTTTGGTGGCATCTCAAACCAACCATGCAAGCTTTTTCCGCCAGTATTAACAACGGCGTGTAGTTTCATACTGAACAAGTCGCGCATCAATTGGAACACCGCGCCCATCTGTGGCTTGGTCAACACATCCGACTCGACAACTAAGAATATCCGATCCTCAACCGTATCGTTGGACCTACTGACTGTGCCTTGCTTATAGGTCGCGCCAGTTGTGTACTGCCCAATCGGTTCATCCAGCTTCTTCCAATCGTAAGCTGTGCGAAAGTTTTGCGGATGCTTACCGCTATCCGTCACGTTACCTATCCAGATGTTATCGACAGCGTTGAACAGCGATAGAAACAACTGATAGTCCTGCGCTGGATCGTCCAGCTTGGTCGGACTTTCCTCAAACATATCAGCCGTCTCCCAATTGTAGTGCGTGAGGTAGCGTTGCTTGTTTGATTCGGCAATCGTCTTAATCCTATCCAACACCTCGGAGTGTGGGTCTTTCTTGATGACCAGCTTGGGTACGGCTGTGCCACCCGACATAATGTTTACTGGTTTGTAAAGAACATCGCTGGATATGGCTCGGCGTAGCTTTCGATTGGCCTCATCCCGATACGGCGTGCAGGAAGTATGCCAGCAGAATATGGTAGGCGCGCCGTCTACGAACACCGTTGTATCTCGAATGCGAGTGTGGCTGGTATGTGCAGCCTCACCTGGACATTTGCAAAGCCCGTGGTTTTCGGACTGCCAATCCACTTGGCCCACGATCTCTTCAGCTTGTCGTTGTGAGGTTGTCATCCGTCATAACACCCGCAAGGCACTTCGTCTGGCAGGTCCTCAAATAATTTCATTTGGCTTGCATCTGATCTGATTAAGTCTTCCCACTTCCAGTTGCGACCAAGACCAACCACAGTTTTTAGGTGAGCATTGTTCTCCATTGCTATCGCTCTTTCCGCCAGAGCAGGGTGGTTCTTGGCAAGATCAAGAACTTCGTGCTTCTTCATTGCTGGACAATAAAAGCACGATGACTTGGCTGGCTTGAACCCAGCCTCTGCCACAACCTCAACGCACTTCTTTCTGCCCCAACCCCAACGCACTAGCGGGTACTCATAGATGTACTTCTTGTCCTCTGGTATCTTCCCTCGGTGATGCTCGCCAGCGTCATACCCAATCAGCTTCAAACATTTACCGCCAGCCTTCCAGCAATCCTTGGCTGGTTGCCAGTTGTTGACGAACTTATCTTGGGGCTGGATCTTATACTTCTGCGAGCATCCCTTGAATCCGTAGGCCAAACTTGGCAGCATATTCTGGCGCAAGCAATTCTCTTCAAGAGTTTCCTTGGCGTACTTCACAGTAACCACTTCTGGCATATCGTGCTTAACCAACCAATCAGAAAATATCTTAACAAACTCATAAGTCTGTGGTAGCTCGCCACCAGTATCTGCAAACAAAATTAGGTCTGGAATAACCCCGCGCTTCTGCATTTCAATCAGCATCGCTGCTGAATTTGTTCCTCCTCCGAATGATATGATTAAAGGAGTCTTCATATTAAAATTCAAACTGGCTCTGATTCAAGAGGAGAACACACTGAGGAATATCCCGCCGTGGGATCTCCCCACAGACCACAACGCCAGTTAGTTATACTACATTCTGTAACTTCCTTTTTGTTTTTCTCCATCAAGAATAAAACAAGCGATATGCCTTCCAGTGCCAGGACCAACAGATCCGTCCTCGGTTGCAATCCATTTAACATCCCTCAAATTCCTAACCCTTGCACCAGCCTCAAGCAACATCAAAACCCACTTATCAATTGGATATACCATAACAACTTTCTTCCCCTTCTTGCTCTCCTCAATACATTTCCTAGCCCAAGCAGTAGCACCCTTCTTCTTTCCTTTGTGAAGGACAACACCAAATGGAGGATTCACATAATTTGATTCACCCCACTCAGCGTCAAGGCCATCAAAGTTATCTGGCTTTGGATATGGGCAAGGATCAAATGTAAATGCAAACTCATCGTTGAGTTGCCTATAGAGTTCTGGAGGAGTAAGCCAGTAATGCTTGCCATCCTTGCTGTTGCCTTTCTCGAAACTCATTTCAACCCCAGCCTTTTCTGCTCGGCTTGAATTGCGGCCTCAATCTTTTCGCATTCGGACATAAAGAAGAACTCATCTTTGCACACAGGACATTGCGTTCTGGTTATGTTCGGAACTGTGAAAGGCTCTCCGTTCAGTTTGCAAACAGTGTCCATCTTAATATTGCCAGTAACCTCAACAGTATTCGACTTGCGACAAGTAGGGCATAGCTCTGCTGGCTTCTTCAAAGCCTCCAATACCTCGTCAACTCTCTCCACCGATTGCCAAGGCAAGACAGTATGTTTGCACCTATAACATCTGCGTAGGTCTAGGTCTTTAATGGTCGTGCCACCTATGTGATAGTCCTCGACTATATCAATATATTTCCCCTTGTAACACTCAACGCACAAACCTTCTGGAGGCATCATCCCGTGATCTAGTGCAAACTCCTCACCACACTTCATCATTAACTCTGACATATCAGAAGGACCATCCTCCAGCCACCAATCATCCTTGGTGACGCAGATGGTGTAGGTTTCCTCGCCGTAATAAAACTTATGCTTTGTTGATTCCGTGTTGCTCATTTGTTCCACTCCTTCCTCATCTTCTTAACGAACTTCTCACTATCGACATGAGCCTTGAATGCTTCCTTGTCTGCTTCGTCATACCAACTCATGTGTGGAAGCATCCTACATATTAGGATCATTGCCTTCCGAAGGTTCTCTCTGTCTTTACTTGCAGTATTATTTTGTTGTGTGTTTTTCATATTTGATTTTTGGCATTTACCCAAAACCAATGCAAGCATTATTTTTTAAGCCACCAACTCAATCGCCTTCTTGCTGGCCTCAACAATATCCTCTGCCTTAATGTTGCGTAGTGCATTGCACCACATCTGCGTCTTCGGTGTCTTGTTGGTCGCATCCTTACACTTCGCCTGTGGCAACCCAGCGTGCGGTCGGCAAGGTGCGTGTGGGCAGGTATCGGGCTTGAACACCGATACGTTCTTACTGTAGTAAGTCATTCTGTCGGCGGGGTCGTAGCTGCCCCACAACGACACACACGGCGTATCCAACCCAGCAGCCATGTGGTTGACAGAGCTATCTGGCGCAACAACGAAGTCAGCCCCGCTAATGATCGGGAACAACGAGCGTACAGTCTTGGTGCAGTTGAATAGGTCGATCACTCGGGGGTGATCCACCTTAAAGTTGTGCGAGTTATCCAGCCCAATAATCACAGCGTGATGTTTTGGGTAGGCTTCTAGCAACGCCAGCACTGCCTCCTGCCCCATCGTTGGCGGGTAGGTGCGGGTGGGACCGCTGGACGAAACATGGTAGGCAAAAAACGGACTAGGCATCGGCCACTTGCCCATCGCCTTTAGCTCTTCGTGATCTGGCTCAATAAGATGTAGAACTGGTTTGCAGTACTTAGCCATCGTCTTCTCATCCCACACACCCATCCACTCGTAGATCCGCTGGTAGCAGTTGCCAGGACCAGTGCCTAGCTTTGTGTTGCCAACCTGTCCGCTGAACAGATCGTCAGTAGGTAGGTGAGCATCGAAAGAATCCCAAGCCTCAAGCGAGGATGGCAACGGCCACAGCTTTGCACCCAGCCCAGCGTAGAGAGGTAGGTTGCGAGCAGGTGCGTAAACCTCCACAACCCCACCCGACTCTTGCACCAAGTAGTTGACGAAGGCGGTAGCGATGATCGCGTCACCAATTGCACCAGCGCGGTAGACGGCTGTTGCCCCACCAGCAGCCCGTCCCTTGTAGTACGGCTTGATCTTGTGGGGGCAAGGGATTGAATCGTCCCAGGTTGGTCCAGTTAGCTCATCTGGCAGCACATAGGTATTACGCGGATAGAGCATATTGTCATCGACTTTGTGAATTGCGTTGGTGTTATTTGTCCATAGTTTCATTTGTTATCCTCCATTATTTTGTTGATGCATCTGATGATTTCTGACGCGACTTGCGGGACGATGGCGTTACCCAATCCTTTAATTCGGTCCACCCTATTTGGTATCCCATTAGCCATTCGCAAAACTCTGGGGTCATCTCTAAACGCATCCCTCTCTTTGCTCTCCCCTCCAAATACTCCGTCCTCGCAACTGCGTTCTCTATCGTGTCCCAAGCTCTGTGACCTGTCTCCACTCGTTTCCAATTTACGTTCTTCCACCTTGATGCTGCTACTGTTGGCCACAATCCAGATCCTATCCCTCTTGTGGTTGGCTCCGACGCTGCAAGCTGGAATAATGATCGGCTCGACTTCGTAACCTTCACCCTCCAGGTCAGCGCATACTTGGTCGAGTGCCAAGTTGAGGATGCCAACAACATTCTCACCAATGATCCAAGTGGGCTTTGCTTCTTGTATAACGCGCAACATTTCAGGCCAGAGGTAACGGACATCTTCCTTACCCTTTCTGTGGGATCGCATTGCGACTGAAAATGGTTGGCATGGAAACCCACCTGTGAGAAGAGTGACTCCTGCGTATAGCTCGCCTCGTACTTCGCGGATGTCTTTGTGGCACGGGACTTCGGGCCAATGCTTTTTGAGGACTGCTTGTGCGTAGGGTTCGTTGTCACAGAAGCCAACGGTTCTATATCCATTCCACTTTGCTGCCAAGGCAAATCCTCCGATCCCGCTAAATAAGTCGAGGTGTGTTTTTTCATTCATCCCACGCTACCTCTTTGCACACCAGGCTCGCCGCATCCACCATCGTAATGATCTGGATCATATCTATTGCGTGTCCGTGAGTCGCGCGATCCCTCTCAACTACAAGCTTATTGCGTGCAATTGAAAGGATCTCGCGCGCCCACTTGAGGCGATCTTTAGCCTCAACTTGCATTACGAACCAGATCGCATCCGAAACTTACGAGGCGATTTGTTGCTCTTCCCAGCAGCAGAGAGTGCTATCGCAATCATCTGCTGGCGTGAGCGAGGCGTTCCACCAGCACCGCGAGCCTTGCCCTTCTTCTTATTGTCCATCGCCAACTCATGCATATTCTTTGATACGTCTTTACCTAGCATATTATGTTCTCCTTATATGTTGTAATAGGGATTAGGCACTGATGGTGCTTGTACCCCGAAGCTTGGGTTCTCACATCTGCGACAATCGCGCAGGTCAAAGTCAAGTATCTCGCCAGAGTTAAGCATGACCGTGAATATCTTGTTATGATCCATGCCGTAGTCCGTAACAATGAAGGCCAAGCCTTCACCCTTGGGTGTCATCATCCACAGTTCGGGATTTAGTTGTATCATTTCCAAGCAGGTCCAGTAAACCAAGCCACCAACACCCAGCGCGTTCCCCATATTGGCGCGCGCGCTCTATGCTCGATGTAGGATGGAAACCAACAACCCGCCCCTTGCTCTCGGATGAACTTAGCGTTCTCCATATCAGCCTTAACCTGCAACCCGCCTCCGATATACTCCTCTGGCGCGGACAGGTTCACCACAGCAGTCAGCTTACGTACTGGTGCTTCTGATGTGTAGCAATCCCAATGCCAGCTAAACTTCTGTAGCGGTGAGTATCGCAGAATCTGCAACTGTTGGATGCCTTGGATGTCGAATCGCCATTGCTCGGCATTGATGCTTTCCGTAATCTCTCGCATAATATTGTAAATCCAGTTGTGATGCTTGGCGTATGGTATCCAGCACGATGAGCAGGTTCGCGTACGCGATACCGTACGGGTCACGCCATCCTTCGACAACACTGGCGCACGCTTCATGCCAATGATCTCAGCATCTTGGCGCAACATCTCGCACTGCGTCTTAGTTAGGACGTAGCGATCTACTGATGCGGTCAATACCTTCTGCTTAAACTCGTTCATTTGAGTTCCTCGCATAGTTCAAGTAACGCCTTGTTCAGCGCGTACTCGAAGCAAGCCATCTTATCTTTAGCCAAGTGCTGACGGCCAGCCTTTGCCAACGCCTCGTAAAGATCATCGTCAACATCAAGCATCACCCTTACGGCTTTTTGCTCCAATGTTTTTACCAGAGTTATCTTTCTGTCTTTCTTTCTCATAGGTCCAGTTCCTTTCTTATAAAATCAATCAGTTTGAATATAATAAACACGGCACAAAAGATTGCCGACAAAGTGATCCAACTGTAAAGCACAAACCAACAGACCACCCAAACAACTCCAGCCATATCAAGTAGGCAGAACATAGTCGTTTTCCTTTAGCTTCCGTAGCAACGTGCGGTTGTCGATCTGCACCCCGCTTGCTCTGCACCACCAGGAAACAACACCCGTCTTAAAGTCGCGCAGTAGCTTCTGCACCTCGTGCGAATTTTTATACTCCAGTGCATCGTTGAGTGGTACGCCTTGGTGATCCTTAATGATCTTCATACCCTTAACCATTCCTCGTTTGCGCAGCATCCGTAGATCGCGGATAGCTTGGAGTGCAACCTCCCCAGCCAACTGCTGCACTCTATCATCGTAGTCTCCACGACATAACTGCGTTGATCTCACCGACCAAGCTCCACCAGCTTTGCGTCATCAGCCTTAATCTGGTTAGATAACTTAACCAGATCGTTTGATTGACCAGCGTAATGAACAATCATCGCGTCCTTGTAGCGATCCAATCCAAAGTGCGACTCAACACTGGTCATACAATTGAAGGACGGGTCAAGCTCGGTCAGCGGAATGTTCCATAGGTGCGCCATCACATTGAGCCAAGTCTGCTCGGCAAAGTGATTTGGGTGTAGGCCAATTGGTGGCATTGATAGGATACCAACGGCCTTGGTATGAACTACGAACACACCAGTATTTACATAGAACTTCGGCTCGATCATCCCGCCGAAAGCTCCAGCCAGCTTGACCATATCTGGCTTGCGATCCAGATAAGCTCCTTCGTCAAAGGCGCAGAACACCCCAGCGTCATCGGACAGCTTTGGGCAATCGGCTGCAATCAAAACATCAGCGTCAACGAATGTCACCTGGTCATAACCCTTGGTTGCCATGATGTTTCCAATGGCAGACTTGGAGTATTGCGCTGGATGCGTGAGAGGCTTGTCAATCAGAATGAAGTCAGTGCTATGGCGTTTGCAGTACGCCTCCATCCTCGGCCTAGTCAGATCAATAATCTTCTGCCAATCCTCACCAAACGATTGTGTGACTAATGCTTGTTTCATTTTACGTTCTTCCATATTTTGCCGTGCTCATCCAGCTCGGATGACCAGATCATCATCTTGTTGTAGATGCTGTAGGCATAGCCAAACCTCATCAGCGTGAGGCTAATCAGATCACCGATCTGATAACAGATCCAAGACAAGGCAAGTTTCATTCTCTTGGATACTTATTGTTTCCATCGTGATCGCAGAACTTCTGGAACGATTCTTCTGTTTCAGATTCATCGCTGTCGCTTGATTTATCTCCATAGTTTGAGTAAAGCCAAGGACGAGGCTTGCTGAAAAACTCATCCCAATCTTTGTCTATTTCTTCTTGTGTTTTATTCATAGTCTTGGTACTTCCTTTTTGATTTGTGCTAACACGAAGAGCGACCTTACCAGCGCACGCTCAAGATGGTCAACACTTGTTTCACCGTTATTATCTGGACAAGGCGATGACTTGTGCAGTTGCATCTGTGCTGTGGCTAGGTGACGTACAGCACGCGCAATATGGTAATCGTGAGTTGGCCTATCCTTCTCCAGCCAATCGCCGTAACCAGACTTGTCAGAACCTTTGCCCATCACGCGCCACACTATCTCCTGCGCAGCGTTGCCCATCTCTTGGATTGTAGGTGCGGTCACTTTGCTAAACTCCTATAGAATTGGTCCAGTAATCCTTCTAGCCAAAGCACGTCTTGTGGGTCAATCATAACTTCATCCCAGGAGGTGTGTAACCTTTGACCCAAGCCCATACTTTCTGCATCGCGCAGAATGCAATGCCAGCTTGGTAGAGTTCGTCTTCGTCCCACACCTTTGTTTCAAGCTTGGTGGCATCATTTGATGCTAGGACCACCGACACGCAGGCGCATTTGGGATTCTCGCTTGCGGCTCGGTATGCCCAAAGCTGGGCGCAATCCGTATCGTAGAAAGGATCGTACTTAGGATTAACCTTACGATTCTTTAAGTCGATGATAGCGTCACCAATACCGCGTAGCTTGACGTAGGCATCACACCTGCCCGCATACCCTCCGCCGACAAGACCCTTTTCGCACCAGTACGTTTTCTCGACATTCTTTTCTGCCCACTCGCTGAATGTTTTGATGTATGGAGCAAGTGTTTCATCGTTGGATACGGCTCTTCCCAAGAGGATGTTCTCCATTTCGGTGTGCATTTTCGTGCCGTGTTCAGCTGCCTTCGTTGTTGATTCTTTAGAGTCCTTAACCACTCTTCGAGCGTAGGTTTCGAGCGTTTCATCTGCCTCCTTCGGAAGTGTGAGCGAGGACATAATGGCCTGCTCAATCTTCCACGCCGTCAATTGCGGCTTATCCATAATGCCAAGCACGCTGGTTACGGATGGGTACAATCCCATCTGGCGCGCATCGGCTACGGTTGTGTTTCTTTCTTTTCCGTTCTTGCCAATCACAACGTGGGCGGATTCACCCTCGGCTGTGTACCAATGTCCCGCCTGGTCAGTAGCGACCAGACGGGAATTAGTAGGCTCTTTCGCTGTGATTGTAAGAGCCATACAATTTAGAACGGAACTTGGTTGCCGTCTGCGTCCACCTCGACCTTAGTGGCCGTGGACTTGCCAGCAGCGGTAGCAAACTCCTTGGATGCGCGGATCTTCTCCTGCAACCAATCGGGCATATCGTTGAACTGACCAGCCTCACCCTGTTCGATCTCGTAATACAACTGATCGTTGGTGGTGGTAGCTGGTGCTTTCATACCCTTGGGGAGCTTGGATGCACCTGCGATGGCGCAGTATTGCCGACCCTGCTGGCTGGTCTTGTGGATGAGCGTGAGCATGGCTGGCTTGCCCAATAGGTTCTTCAAGCTGAATGCTTGCAGTTCCTTGGATGTGAAGGTCTGACCGCGCCATTGTTCGAGAAGCTTGCGAAGGCTTGCTTTCTCGCCAAGGCTGCGGGTCTGTTCGATGCTAACGACCATAGGCTTTTGGACCGTGGTGCGTTTGCCATTCTCCTCGACCTCGAACTCATCGGTTTGATCGGGCAATTCAAAGGTTAAGCGAACTTTAGGTGTCCACTTCTCTTGGTTGTCCCAGTTGGTTTTCTGGTGGCCTAGATCAACTAGGCTGTAGAGAACGCCTACAGTAGCTCCCGCTTCTGGTAGTTTGCGTTCTTGTTTTGCTGATTCACTTAATGTTAGTGCCATGTTATTTCTCCTTTATTTATTTGGGTTGTTTATGTTGGGGGTAAGTTCGTCAAAAGCTGGGGACTTAACGTAGTAGCCCTGCGCGATGGTTGCGGTCTTTGCATACTCAATAGTGACATTGGCTGGCGCGATCTGTCGAGCTAATTCGCACACGCTGTCGGCGGTTAAAATAACAAGCCATTCCTTGCGTCCGTTACGGCGAAAGAATACGGATGGGATCTTGCCCTTCGGACAATCACGCTTGGATTGTTCCATCCACTCTTCGGGCTTGAGTGCTTGGCATCGTTTCCCTTCGATGTGAAATGGGAAGTTCTCGCAGACTACATCACCGCTGCCACCCTCTGGATTGCCTGCGTATTGGGCGGTCCTTCTTGCCTTCTGCCATCCCTGCTCCCGCAGGTAGTTTGCTAATTCTCGCTCACCCGCTGCGCCTTTAGCCCGACTATTGATTTTTCCCATCCATCGGGTTTAGCTGTCAACCCGCAATGGTGTCGATATATATTTTAATCTATTTTAGTTCCGCCAAGTCTTATTAGCTCTGCTAATATCATCATTAAATCGCCTAATCATTGCCATCATGGTCAGTTTCTCTACGATCTTCTTGTTCTTCTTGACCCAAGCCACAGCTTCATCAAAGGATTCTGCATCCTTCAGCCCTTCCTCAAACTTAGCCCACGCTTCTTTTTCGTTCACAAGCTTTGGAATACACGCCAGTTCTGACCTGTCGATGGGCAAAGTTTAGTTGTTATGCTTTTGCACTTGGAGATTGGCAACAGCCAGAATAGGTCATCGTTCATGCCCCAGCAGGCCACATAATCCACGCCACTGATGGCGCGCTTGGGGATGTTAAACCCATTGCCAGTGCTGGTACTGAAACGATACTTGGTGCGTCCAGCCTCTACGGTTTGCGCGGTCTTAACTTGGATGCGGAAAAACTTATTATTCTTCTCAGCTACCACATCATAGCCAGCGTAATCCTCGTAGGGTAGCAACACCGAATACCCGCAGCGCAGCAACGCGCCAGTGACGCGAGCTACCCCTACCGCACCAACTTGGCGTGATGTTAATTTCATGCTTGACGGATTTCGGTTTGTGCTAGAGACTTTTTCCCATGAAAGCAATAATAACTATGACACTGACGGCGATGCTGATGGCATCGGTGATGGCTGATGATGATGATGGTGACGCTGCTGATTTTGTTGGAGCAGTGCTAAAGCGCAACGGATTCTCATGTGGCCGTGGATGCGTAATATCAGAGAATGGTGGAATGGCTTATTCGTCGTCATCTGGTAGGTCAATAATTTCTACTGAGGGTTTCTATTTTAAGTCTGGAAGTAGTGTTGTTGGCAAAGATGCGACATTCATATCGAAGTCTAGGAATTTCTTTTATGGAACTTCCGCAACGATTAAGGCTGGTTCGGCCTATATGAATGGAGATGCTGTTTGGGTTGGATCTCAAGAAGAGGATAATGATTAAGCTCCAAACAGAGCGAGCCTATTTCGTATTCTGCTTTCGAGTCCACCGATAAACTTTTTTCTGGCTGGGTTGCGTTGAGCCATTCGGTATTCGTCCTCAAGCTGGGCTTGGCTGGCTGCACGCATTAACGCCTTTGGTTCAACTTGGTTGATTGCTTGCAATGTCTTTGGACCTAACCCTCCATCTACAGCCACCTTCTGCCCCAGCGTGTTCAATCCTTGCTGGATGTACTTCGTTGCGCCGCCCAGCCCACGATTAAACGCAAGATCCTGCGCGAATGGTTGAACTGCTTGTGGGAGTTTGGAGACGAATGGGCTGGTATATTCTTTGACGTATTGTGCCGCAGCCTGCGCTCTTTCTTGCGCTGGGAGCGATGAGATTCTTTTGAAGGCATCTGGATGATACTTGTCGTTAATACCAGCAACCTCGAAATTACCACCCATATCTCCTGCTGGCAATTTATAGACCTGCACGTTGCCCTGCTTGTCCTTCCTTGCTTCAAAATCAATCGTCTTTAACGCTGCTGCTTGTAGCGCATCTTGTTCTGGTTTTGTTTGCATAGCTTGTTGTTCCTCTATAAAATCAAGTTGTGGTTGTTCTGGTGAGGCTTGTGGAATTTGCTTGGCGTATTCTCTGGCCTTTTCAATTGGAGCAATCTTTCTCACCTCTTCTGGAACTGGCTCGTATCCAGTTCCAGTAAGCTCCCTAGCCACCATATCGTTTCTCAAGGAAACATCCTTCGATGGGTTTACTGAAAATCTCATTGCTTCTCACCTCGCTTAATTCTGTTGCCATATTTTGATATAAACTGCTTCCTTACATCATCGCCAACTTGAGCATAGGCACTACGCAATACGATCACCTTGTCCTCGTCCTTCATTCTCTTGAAAGTCTTGTCATCAAACATAGCCTCTGCTGCCCTTCTGTTTGCCCTTCCGCGCATTCTTGCGTAATCCTCGTATAGCTCTGGATCAAGCCTATACTTAACATTATCAAGCGTGAAATTACGCAGTGGTTTCGGAGGGACAACGTCACCATCATCCGTTGCCTTGAATATCTTGTAGATTCCAAGCGTGATTGGATCGTAGGAAACCTCACGGCCTTTCGTAACGTCAAAGAAGTTGTATGCAATCGGATCAGCACCTTCTGGAGTTTGCGGGACTTCTCTTCCCCAGATGTCAATCCTTCTTGGCATATCCTCATCCATACTTGGCAACCTTCTGCTCAACACTTCTTTAAACACGTTAATCATTCTTTCAACACCATCTCCAGGCACATCCTTGATCTGGAACTTCTCTGGCATTGTTTCCCGCATAGACCTAGAAACTGCGGTAAGAGTGTTCGGGAAAGGTATCGATGCCACAACGCCGTAGTAATCTGAAATCCATTTGTCGAGCGTTGCTCCACTTCCATCCAACATAGCCGAAAGCAAGCTATTCGTACCCTTCAAGAAGCTTTGGTTGAATGCAAACGAAAGCGTTTCTGGAAGAAGCGATGAAAGCTCAAATGATCCTTCTTTGCCTTGTTTTGTTGCATCCATTGCAGAATTGATTATTGAAAGAATTGCGCCAGTAATACCCATCTTGTCCAAGGAGATCACCTTATCCCCTGGCTCTATTGCGGTTGATTCACCATTTGCAAATCTGTTTAACGCTGAAAGATTTATGTTTCTTGGTGCGAGAGTTTGATACTGTACATCCCTAATCTTTTCGGATGTCGATGGCTTTGATCCAATTATACCTTGATCTGAAAGAGTTTTTGCAACTCCAAGCAATACTGATCCCGTTAATGCTTTTCCAATAAGCATCTGTGATTTTCTGTAATCTTTTGCCACAGCAGCACGCCGTGCTTTCTCTAAAGCATAAGGAGGAAGCGAAAACTCAAGCATTTCGTCAATCACGTTTGCTGGTGTCTTTGCGTATGGGATGATTGATTTGCCAATCAATCTTGCTATTCCAGACCTATTCCCAGCACCAAATAGATTTGCCGCGCTAAGTGCAGCCCTTGTCAATACTGTGTCTTGCTGAAATACTGCTTCTGCCGCCTCTTGTTCTATCTTTGACAATTGCTGTGCCGTTGGGAGACGAACTGCTGTTTGCAATGCTTTGCCAGTTAGGCCAGCCAACTGCGCTTGTTCGGACAATAATCTAGCTTGAGCTATCCTTCTGAACGGAGCATCACCAAGTTGCAATAATCGCAACATAGTTTCGGCTGGAACTCCAAGCGTTGCCTCTGTTGCCAGCCTTAACCTGTCCAATGCTTGGGTTGACGCACCCCTAAATCCCTTTTGGATTGGTTTCGCTAGACCCTCTCCAGTCCAGAACTGTTTGAATGCTGTAAGTGGCTTGAATCCTTTGATCTTCTCTCCAGACAACAAGCCTTCTGCGCTTAATCCACGCCTTACTCCGACAAGACCTTCGCCAAGTCCACGCAGTCCAGCCTTTCCAGCCTCAATTGTTCTGGTTATTCCACCAGTTGGAGGAGCAATTAGCCTTGGTCCTAGCTCTTTGCCAGCCAATTTTTGAAATGCCCTGCCAACTTCCTGCGTAACAAACGCTCCTTGCCTACTAGCCATTCGCAGTGGCGAGTTAATGACGTTGCTCCAAAGATTTGTTACTAGAGATATTGGAGAAAGAAGATTGCCTTGGATTATTGTTGGTAGCGTTTCAGCAAATAGTTTCTTTGGGATAAGCCTACCTTCAACGACTTGTAAATCATATAGTGATTTTGTGTAATTCTTTTCGGCATTGATTGCTGCCCTTATGTCAACATCATCAAGGCTATTCCTAGCCTTTTCAGCCAATGAATTAAATCTATTTTCTGCACTATTGGAAAGTTTCTTTAGGTTGGCAATCCTTCCAGCCATAGCCTCATCTATTCTATATCCACTCTTTTCAACAACCCTTGCAACCGCGCTTGCATAAGCAGTAGGCTGCATTTTGATTAGCTTGAAAACATTAAGCCTTTGACCAAGATCAGTCCCAGGCTTGGTAACCATCTCAAGATATTGGTTTGCACGAACAGGGTCACCAGCATCAGCGTACCGCTTGTACATCGTGACTTTTGCCACATCGCCAACAATGTCATTCCTTGAGTTTGCTGCGCTTATGACATCTTCATTTGGTAAATCTATAAATTGTTGTTCCAGTTCCTTGATTGATTTAGTCTTGTAAAGAACATCACCTTTAGCTACCTCACGCATCGTTGCCTCTGGAGCTAGTTGCTGTTCTACTATTCTTTGCGGAGTCTTCCTCAGCTTCTCGCCAACACCTGGAGTTGGAAGCTGGATAGGTTCTGTTGCCACTTTGCTAGCTACTTGGCCTGCAATTGATGGCTGCACTGAAGACTCTGAAAAAACTTGACCAGGTTCTGCAAAAGCTGGGCCAGTTCTTACTCTACCATTTTCTACAGTATAAAATGTACCTTGTTTTGATTGTTGTATTTGCGTTCCATTTATGTCCTTTCCTACAACTGGATCATTCTTAATATCTACTCTCTCAAACAATTTCTCTTGATTTTTTTGTGCAAGCTCCTTGAGCCTGGCCTCATCTTTTGCACTAAACTTAATTCCTTTGACATTATTTCGTGCTTGTCCTCTTCTTAATATCAAATCTTGGAGTTCGGCTGGCAAAACATTTTCAGATGCCTTTGGTGCAATTGCCTCAACTGCTGGAGCAATAGTGGGAGCGATTGCAGGGGCAACAGCTTCTACGGCTTGAGTGGCTGGGCGAGTTAATGCGCCGCGAACTCCTTTGGCCAATCCAACCAACCCACCTCCAGTAGGTGTAAGAATGGATGCAGCAGTTGTAGTTATTGGATACTTCTCTACATCGCGTTGTAATACTTCGCTAATACGAGCCATGCGCTCTGGACCTAGCAACGCTCTGCCAGCAGCCTCTTGACCCTTCTGACCTGCAATAAAACCACCAACACCAGCAATTGCTCCAGTAACCAGTTTTGGAACAATGCCACCAGGCGTTAGGGCTGCCGCTGTCTCGGCTGCCACAGCACCAGTTGTTGCGGGTATTACTTGGCTTGCAACAGTGCGTGCAATCGCACCAAGCCTGCTGGGTTCTTCTGGCTCAAGCTCAAATGAGTCAACATTGCCATCCTTGTCAGCCTCGAAGCGTACTACCTTTCCGTCCTTGTTCCTACCAATCGCAAAGCCAACGCCAGTGGTCTTGTCTGTTCCAGACGATACGGTTTCAATGCCAAGCCTCTGCGCTTCTTTGACTGCTGGAATTGCTGGCGTTTCGATAATGCCTTCAGCCAACGCCTGCGCTGTTGGCTTGTATCCTTCGGCTATCGTGCCATCTGGCCTGCGGATTG